GCCATTGTAATGTTGGACTTTACCACTGGGTTACTATCAGCACCCCCAGCGTTGGGTGCAGTTACTGCATCAGACATAGGTTTGTGCCGCTTTTTAACGACTAGCGAAGTCGATAAACACATAATACCACACTTTTTGATGCTTGACGTATTTATGTTAATCTATCTCATATATTTATGTTATGCAAAGCCTTGTAATAAACCACTACAGCACAAACCCAAATGCTTGGATTGCCCCAGAACACTATTACATTGCCAAGAGTATGCGCCGCCATAAGGGAGAACTCATCATCCCAGAACACAGCATTTTTAAGTATAGCCGTGAGAATCCCCCGTATTGGATGGCGGGAGACGTTAAGATAAAGAACACACAACGATGAACCGCTATCAGATTAAATGGACTCAATATCTCCGTTCTGGGAACGACAGATTGCCAAATGATGCCGAGGTGCTGTGTGCTGGCGAAACCCCTATTTGGGCAGCAGACGCTCAAAAAGCCATCATTTCCATGAAGGAGAACTTCCGTGGAATAAAAATAGTTTCAGTCGAGGAATACAAGAAATGAAATTATTTGCTTGACAAGGGGCTAGATTTAGTCTCATACTCTGTTTTTCTTTCTTGTTTCTTTTTAATTTTAAGCTGTAAGCCGCAAGCTATTTAATTAAATAAACTATGAGCTGCATGGCCGCCGAGAAAAGGCCATGTGTAAGGCTACCCCTATTAAGGAAGATTATCTGTCTTCTTAATAACGTCTTTAGCTTCTGTAAGCTGCAAGATGCTGTCAAAAGCAATTATCTGCCCACTAATTTGCTGAATGTGTTCTGTCTTGGCCTCCAGCAGAGAGCTAATAGCATCCTCTCTCATTTCTTGGATTTGCTTGAGAAGTTCGCCAAACGGCTTAAAATTACTTAGGAATACAAGGTCTTTTTGCATATTAGGAAGCGGATAAAACGAGGGCTGATAGGTTCTTAGCACGTTTACCTACCTGACCAGCCCAATCACTGTCAAGCATCTGTTTAGAGGCTTCCTTATAATCCTTATTGATAAAGGCTTGGCGGGTCTTAACAAAGCCTGCCAGTTTGGTTGCGCCCAAATTAAATGACATATCAATAATGGCCTTCTGGACGTTCTCTGGCTGCTCCGAAAGATTGGGAATCCATTTGTTAGCATCCTTGGTAGCTTTAGCAATAGAGGTGTCGTAAAGACTCCTAATGACAGGCTCCGTAAGTCTCACCTTACCAGCCCTGACATCTTTAACATTATATCCCATGCCAGCCAATATTTTCTGGTTATCTTTATCGTCTAGATTGTAGCCAATACCAATCGTAAGATGTCCTGTAGTGTCCTTATAGGCATATGGTCGGCTATCCTCATGTCCAAGAACTTGCAGATATAAACCTTCGTTGAAATCTGGAGTAGGAGCAGCTTCAGATACAACAGGAGCCATTGGAGCTGGCCCATGTTGCGGGGCAAAGTTCATATTAAACATTGGCTGGTTCACTGTTGTGCCATCTGCTGAGTATTCATTTGACCAACGGCAGCGGGCTGAGTCCCGATTTTGCCAATCTGGGCGTTCTGCATTTGCTGCATTTGGAAGATATATTGTGAATGATACTTTTCGAGACGACCCTTGAAGGCTTCGTCTTGCTGCAATCGCTGGGCAACGTCTGGCTGCTGGGCGTATTGGGTGATAACTTGCAACGCAATTTGCGCCCCATTTGGACGGGCTGGCATTTCAATAGCGGACGAGATTTTTGTAAGGTCATCGGTTACTTGTTTGACTACCTGTTGCTGTGCTTGCTCGGCTGGCTGCAAGATAGCGTCGGCCAACATTGGGTCAATTGCGGCTGCTGCCATGTCCAATAAAGCATCCACATTAATGCGGCCATTCTTGTCGAGCTGTAATAACGAGACAAGCTGATTGAGCTTTGCCTCTTGCGTCTCTGGGTCAGTGTTGAGGACATCAAAATTAATTAGGATATCAAAGTCTTCATCAGGATTGCCCTTATCAAATCGCTGTGGGTCAGGCACGCCTGTAACACGGAAGAACACTTGTTCTGGGCCAAAGCGTTGATAGCACTTAAAAGACATCTTAATGACATCGCGCACATGACCCAAGAACTTGTCCACAAAGAACTGCTGCTTAATAGACGATAAAGGATTTGTGGGGTCTAGGCCAACAAGATTGTCAGCCGTCTTGAGCTGCGTGTTCTCCATCTCTACAGACCCCGCATTGTATTGCGGCACAGGGCCAAACTGGAACTCACCAGCACGGCGATAGGGAACATAACGCCCCGGCCCCCAATCTTTGGGTTCATTGCCAACAGGGTGTAGCACAGGAGGCAGGGTAGCCATGCTGTTGCGGTCAATGCGGCTGTCGCGTTCTACCTTCACTTGCCATTGAATACCACGCAGCAAGTCAGAAACATTCTGTGTATCATATAGACGTTTGCTGTTTTCAAATAGCCGTGTAACAACCACAGGATAATCCTCGTAGCCGTTCATTAGCTCAAATTTGGCATAAGCAGGCACATTCTGCGCCTCTTTTTTGCGGTCTAGGTCACGATGGAATACGGTGCAATAGATGCCTTCCGAATTATCTTCTTTGTCAATTAACCGTTGGTAGCCATACACCACTTCAATAAGTTCATTGGCTTCATAAATCTGTGTGGTGAAGCCATAGTTGCGGCGGCCATTAAGTTCTGTCTCAATCGCGTTCACTTTAATCCCGCGATAATGCTCAATGACGTAATCCACCCATTCTTTATCCCAGCCCTCTGTGCTAACTTTGTTCTGCAACTCTTGGGCTGTGTAGTAGGTGCGCCAGAAACAATAAGGCGAACGCTGTGGGTCTGTAACGTAGGACGGGAAGAAGAAGTCCCCGTCAGGGCTAAGAGTTTTGACTAGAGGACAGTCAATCTGGCGGCGCACAACAGGAATCTCGGCAACACCTTTCTTGCGGAGTTCATTTAATGCACGTTTGGCACGTTTATCAGACACTTGAGGGTAGACAGAGCGCAGCATCTCAATGAGCTGGTCATCAGCGGTTCCCTCTAGCACAGCTTTGGCTAGATTCGGGTCGGCTTGAGCTAGTTGCGCTAAGTCTAATTTTTGCAAGTAGGTGCTATTCTCACGCTGCCAGCCTACATAGGTGATGAGAACGCCACGCTCCAATAAATAATTGGCGGCCAGTTCCATCTCTTTTTTAAAACGAGGAATGTAAGAAGACACCATCCACTTGAGGAAGCTGCTTACAACCTTTGACCTACCAATGTCTGTAATCTCCACAGGATAGGCGCGAATGTTAGCGCGAGACATGGACGAAATAAACATAGCAACATACGCATTGATGCGCTCATCAATAACGTGCGCCTCTGTATCCGCAGCACCCTCCCAAGGAAACGCATCAGCCCCGTGCTTGCGTAGGTCGCGGCTCTTACCCGGCCAATAATTACGACGGTCATCATAGCTAGTACGGCAAGTGTCAAAGAAGCTACTCAGCTCATTAACTGTTTGCTCATACGCATCGCGCAGCACTGTAATGTCTGGCTCTTTGCTGGCGTATGTCAGGGCTTCTTGTTTGTCGTTATTATCCATTTAATTGGCGGGTTCTAATATCGGAAAGAATTGTGTGGGAATATCCTTTATACACCCCAATCTTATCAGCCAGACTACCGGGCGGGATAGGACGAGGGTCAGCAGTGAGGAGTTTACAAAGCATTTCAAAGCCAAGGAGTCTATCTACTTGCTCTGAAATCCAATCGGGATTATTAGTTATATCCCGTGAGGAGCGCATGGCGGTAGGTTGTCCCAGTGGCATCAGTGATAGCGTGAATTGGAATACGCTTATTCAACAGTTTACCACGCAGGCGGCGTGGGATGGCTACAGGCTTTTTGCCGCCAATCCCTACAATCTCACAATACACCCAATTAGGATTCTTGGCATTAGAAAGCACCATGCCTATAAATTGATTTGGCACAGCCAACGGGATGTCAATGGCTAGACGAATCTTGGCAATGCCAGCATCGTTAAACCATGTGTTCTTACCAACGCCCTTGTAGTCTGTCTCGTCGAGCTTATTGGTTTTTAATAGCATCAACTCATTAACAGATACGTTTAGTTCCTTAGCCAAGTCTGTGATACGAATAGCACTCATTTAATAGCCTCCTTTAATTTTTTGTACATCATACTTATTTTCCTTAACAAATTGGATTCCATCAATGGCAGCATAACGACATACGCCGATGGGGTCTTTCCACGCTTCGTCGGGGCCGCCTTCGGCTGTGTATTCTTGGAACGCTTGGATAATGTTTTGACAACGGTTGGATACATAAAGATGTGGGCGATTAACGCCATCTATCGAAATTTTTTTATTATAAGCCATCTTGCTTTGGAGGGCTTGGATGCCGTCCTCAATATCAAGTCCGGGCGCAGGAACAAACGTCAGGCCAGCCATAGATAAGTCTTCGATGATAGAGGAAGCCCCGTCCTGCCCCTGATATTTGGCCGCGCCTAAACGTGGGTCAATCAGCCGTTCAAAAACATTTTCTTTATTTTCAGACTCTAGGGTAGTGATTAGATTAACATAGTCCTTGATGCCATAGCCCAGTCCTTTAGACCCTTCGCCGCCTATCCATTTGCCGCCATGCCACTTAGCCCAGTCTCCTGTAGCAACATCAGGCCATTCCCGATAGATGTAATAGGTCTCTGTCTCATCCACAGCTATCCAGCACATGAACCAATTCTTGCGGCCAGCAGGGTCTAGCACCATATACCTAGTGACGTTTATCCTAGGAATTTTTTCGTGGGGTATGACATTTACATCCGTACTAAAATTAGGGAACTGACAACTAAAACTCTTGGTAGGAATCCCATACGCACGGCATAGGATTTCTTCCTCTGGCCTATTGGCTAAGTCCTTGGCAATACGGTCATAGCCGCCAAAGGGATTGTCTTTGGTATGGAAGTAGATAACGGCGGCATTACGATTCTTGGAGTGTTGAATCGTAGACACCAAACGTCCTCCAAGTAGTTCTGCTGGTTTGCTTTCTATGGTCGTAGCCCCGCCAATGTAGTCGCGCACTACCTCTGTGTACCCATCAATAGGAGTGAACGTCACAATCATCTTGGCATTGCGGGTAGCCAAACGGAATCTAAGGGTGTTAAGCAGGTCTGGCCCAATGAGATACTCATCGCACCATGCTCCAATGTTCATCACCTTGGCATCCCTGCATCCCAGCTCCGCACCTTCCAAGATGGTGTCGTTGTTCAAATACTGGGCATAGGTTTTAAAAATTATTTGCGACAGGCTATTAGGCAGAATCAAACTCCCTTTGCTAAAGCCGTTCTTTCTAGTGTAGCTAACATTCTCCTCTGCCCCCAGCATCTTCTTCCTATATTCTTCTGGCAGAGCATCATAGATGGCACTCTGCTGTTGACGAATGGATACGTCGGCGTTTTGGCTGAAGCACATAATGACGCTGCCGTGGTTCTCAATCGCCGCCTGCACTACAGCCCTAGCGGCATAACTTGTTTTACCAGAACGATTACCACCACTAATCAATATCTCTGTAAATTTAGCAAGCTGCTGGTCGGCCTGTTTCCAATGCGGAAGAACAAAGCCATAACGATAGCTGTCCCGCTCGCTGTTAGCAATAGACGAATGATATATCTCCCACAGCTCCAGCAACTTGCTAGGCTCCATCTGCGCCATCTCATCAGGCGTCGGCGGACAAAGCACTGGGTGTGATTTCCACTTCATGCGGCTGGCGGCACTACAAAGCTCTCCACAGGAATAGCATCCTTAATCAAAGAAGCCTTAGCAGCATTGATGGCGGCAACAGCATCCTCTAAGGAAGGCTTCCCAGACCTATGCTCAATCACCACCTTAGCCTCGCCCAAACTCTGTAACGCTTTATCCATAGCAATACCATAGGGCAACACAAGGTCGCGGATGTTCACCTTTTTCATTGCTTCCTCATCATTCGCTAACATCTCAGCCTTCTGAGCAATTAGTAATCTCATCTTCTCCGCTATCTCAAACCCATCTGCTGCAAGCTGTTGTCTACGAACGTCCATAGCCACTTCATTGCGGGCCTTTAAGGAACTGATGGCATTAAAGGACAATCCCGTCTCTTTGCGTATCTCCTCAAACGTCCATCCCTGACATAGCCTCTCTAGCGCCAACACAGCCTCTTTAGGACGTTTTGATTCTGTAAGCGCACCATTCCCCCCATGCGCCGCCACACTTGCCGCAATGACAGGTAGAACGTATTCCTTATCCATCCCAGCATCCTACCCCCCAACAACATCTGTGTCAAGCATATACTCGTTTCCTTTATACGTTAAATAAACGTGATAAGAAAAGCCAATTTTTTTGCGGCATCCATACCACCTAAAGGGAGTGTCTTAGCTTTACCACCTAGGGGTAGTATCACCACGCCAGTAGGCATCTGCCACGACAGTAGGCATCATCACGAAACAGATTTCGTCATCATGTCAGGCCATGTTGCAATTTTTTTTAGGGTGGTGCTAACCAATCCCAATCACAGTCAACCAGCGTCCGTCCGACCCCCTCCCCCCCCCTATCAGCTATTGCATATGCTTGGCAATAGGTAATGATAAGCTGTCTCAATAACCTAACGCAAACAGCTTGCGGCTAGCAGTAAGCATCTTAAGTAGTTTAGTAAACAAGTCTAATTAGAATCATTCTAAACAGGAAAAGGCATAGCTAGGTAGCCTTAGAAATCAAATCGCCTAGAATAGCCCTAGAACGGTAGCTAATAGCTTATGCAACTGTTTAACATTAGGGGCGTGCGGGAGTTTGCAGCTAGGGGAGCAAAGGGGTTCCGTTGGCTTGCCCTGGCCATTGTCTGACCGCTCCGCTCCGGCTTGCGCGGCCCAGGGGCCGCTAGCTTGCTCCCGGTAGTTTGGGTCTTGGGATGGGGCTTTTCTCTCTCCCTTGGTTTGGGGGCCGCCGAAAAATATTTCACTCTTTGTTAAAATAGTTATTGCAATCTGTAATTCATGCCCCCATATTATGCACAGTCGAACGAAAACCGCTCGACGCAACCAATAGAAATAAATGAATTATAAAAACACAAAAATCCTGCAAAAAGCTTTGTCGTCATCCGATAAAGTCTTGATGCAGGAAGCATTGAGAATCGCAATTGAGCACAAGCAAAGCGATTTACAAGCTAGTGCAGAAGCAAAGGATTACGTTGCATATCGGAAAAATGCTAACCAATACGCGAAATTAGCCGAGTCTTTGCATTGTCTAAACTCTAACTAAATACATCCCATGAAATTAGTCGAAACGTATAACTTTATGTCTAACCTACCATATAAGATTCTTTCCCAAAGAGTAGGTTTCAAGTCAGGTTCACCATCCGGCTTTACGGAATCCGGATACATAGCATATTTGCATGACGGCATCAATAAAAAATCCCAAGAGGTTTGGGGATTAAGTCATGATAGCGCAATCGCGAACCTAAAAACCTTTCTTGCAAAGTAATTCAACCAACATAAAAAAATGAACACCATAAAAGTCCCCGCGTATTTTTTTGACGATTACGACGTGCGCGAGCTTCCAACACCTTGCGTTATTAGTCGCAACTCACGCACCGTCACGGTCGCCGCCAACGACTTAAATCTAGCAGAGCTACTTAACGATGCCGAACACTATGCTAACCGCTATGGGCCTACCGCGGGAGACCCAGATTATGCGGGTCTTAGGTCGAGCGCGAGGGCTACGGTTAGAGCAATCAAAAAATTTGCCACCATTTAACTCTAAATTCAACCAATATAAAAACATGACAACCGAAACCGCCGCCATTATTGGCGCAGATAAAAACACATTGCTAGGCTTATTATACGCCTTTATAAATAAAAGGCCGGGGCTTGATTTTGGCAATTACGGCGACCGCGCCGCCTACCGTTCAGAGATTCGCAGCATCACAAGGCAACGCGCTGACGCGCTAAGATTGCTCCGCGCCATTGAGCTACGGGATAGCATCACCGCCGCCGATATTATGGCCGCCTTTAATGGCCGCCTAACGCTAGGCCGCGCCAAGGGCAAGCTGTGCTTAGACTATTGCACGGGGCAGTATTGGCCGACCGAATACCGCGCCGCCGTTGCCCGTCTTGCGTCATCGCTTCTTTGGGGCTATTGGCGGGATGCTTCTTATTATGTAAATGACGGGGGGCTAAATGTTGCCCATTACATTCGGCAAACCGCCAAGC